TTTGTCGAAAAATATTTTTTGGACACCCCTGAGGGGCCGAAAAGCCTTGATAAATCAACATTTCTAGAGGGAGGTGACAAAATGGATAAGCAACAGAAAGAACTTATGTTGCAGTATCTCAAACGTCACTTCACAGATGAACAAATTGAAGATTTACTACTGAAATACAAAGGTAAATACACCGGTAAAAACGGTTTACGTAAAAAATTAGCCCAACTTGATAAAGAGTATTTCGGTAAAGCCTATTTCCCTAAATATTTCGGTCGTGAATCACCTGCTTTTCACACTGAAATTGAAGAACATTTACAAAAAATGCTCGATGGAGAAATAAAAAATCTTTGCGTGGTTGCTCCACGTGGTCATGCAAAGTCTACACTCGGAAGCTTTAAAATCCCATTATATTGCTTGCTGTTTCGTTTAAAGCCATTCATTCTTCTCATCAGTGCTAACGAAGCAATGGCAAAAGAGTTTTTGAAATCCATTCGCATTGAACTTGAAACAAATGAAGCCATTCTTGAAGATTTTGGCGATTTAAAAGGTGACACATGGAATACGGAATGTCTCATTTTAACCAATGATACCTGTATTATGGCTAAGGGTGCTGATTCCAGCTTACGTGGTATTAAGTATAAAAATTTACGTCCGACATTAATTATTTCGGATGATATTATGAAGGATTCAAATGTTGCATCTGAATCCAAACTTGACCAACTCAAGAAATGGTACTGGGAATCCCTTGTAAACACAGGCGATACATATACATCATTCCTGTTCATCGGTACTCGAATGACAGAGGATGATCTTTTAGCCGATATCATGAACAATCCTACATATACAACGTTATTTTACCAAGCCGTCATTTCATGGTCAGAACGTGAAGACTTATGGAATGAATGGGAAGAAATCGTTACAGACCTATCGAATCCATTCAGATTGTCGGCTGCTGAAACATTCTTCGAGAAACATAAAGATGAGATGCTTAAAGGAACAGCGGTGCTCTGGGAAGCAAAAAATGATTATTACGATCTCATGCTCAAACGAATTGAAATCGGTGATGACGCCTTTTCAAAAGAGCTTCAAAATGAGCCGAAATCGTCTAAAGACAGAGTGTTTCAAGAGCTTGCTTATTATCATGAATTAGACATGTCAAAGCTTCAAGAAATCGTAATGACAATTGACCCATCACTTGCTAAATCAAACCGTTCCGACTTTTCCGCAATCACTGTGCTTGGAAAAGACGAGGACGGTTATTTTTATGTCCTTGATGGTGATTGCAGACGATTAAAGCCGGATGTGTTGATTGATACAGTTATCGAAAAAATGTCCAAATATCCTATCTCACGTATCGGTATTGAAACGGTGAACTTTCAAGCATTGTTAAAGCAACAGCTTGAGAAAAAACTGATTCAAAACGGCTATTACATCGAAATTGTTGAAATCAACTCACGTTCAAATAAACATTCACGCATCATGTCTTTACAGCCGATGATTGCAAATGGATATATCCGATTCAATCCCACAAATAAAACGTATAATCAGCAAATACTTGACTATTCTTCGACAGCAAAACATGACGATGCTCCTGACTCGCTTGAAATGGCTGTCACATTGATTCAGAAAATGAGACGTATTCAAACGCTCGATAGAAGATTATTAGGATTATGAGAAGAAAGAAGGTGAAAAGGTGTTAACATCAGAACAAATCAAAGAAGCGATTCGAAAACATCGCACAGAATTGCCTCGATACGAAAAATTGTATCGCTATTACACAGGCAAAAACGATATTCTGAATCGTCAACTTCCAGACCCGTTGAAGCCAAACAACAAAATAGCGACAAGTTACTGTAGTTTGATTGTTGATACGGTTGTTGGCTATTTCGCTTCAAAACCGATTACATACCTGTCACGCTCTGGAAATCAAAAATATCTCGATGAGCTTCACAGTATTTTTCTAATTAACGATGAAGAGGATACAAATGCGGAGATTGTAAAAGATGCTTCGATTTTCGGTAAATGTCTCGAGCTTGTTTACATTGACCCGAACGGCAATATTCGTTTCAAACAGTATTCACCAATTGAGATGTACGTTGAGAAAGATTCACAAGACAATATCCTTTTCGGTTTGCGGTACTGGAACGAAAAACAAGGCGATTCAGACGTAATGAAAGTAGAAGCATACGATGCTGAAGGATTTCACTATTTCACGTCATACGATGGCGGTAAAACGTTTGTATTAGATCAATCCATTCCGCATTATTTTGGTGAAGTGCCTGTAATCATTTATAAAAACAATGATGAGGAAATTGGGGATTTTGAAAAGCAAATTCCGTTAGTTGACGCTATCGATAAGATTTTGAGTGATAGCGCAAATGAATTAGAAAGTTTTGCCAATGCGTACTTAATGATTCGCGGTTATCAGGGTACGAAGCCAGAGGACGTGCAAGCAATGCGTCAAAATGGTGTGTTGTTGCTCGATCAACAAGGCGATGCTGAATGGCTCATTAAAAACATTAATAATCAGTTTCAACAGAACTTTTTTGAAACAATTGACGATCTCATTCACATTCAAACAGCAACACCGAAACTCACGACAGAAGAATTTTCTTCAAATCTTTCGGGTATTGCAATTGGCTTCAAGTTGTTCGGTCTTGAAGCGAAATGCAGCGTAAAAGAGCGCAAGATGGAAAAAGCATTGCGGAAACGTATTCGATTGATTACAAATATCCTTAATTTGAAGGGTGCGAACTACAACTATACAGATATTCAATTCCAATTTAGTCGCAACATTCCGCAAAATGAAATGGAAATTACGCAAGAAATCGTACAACTTACAAATATGGTTGATCTTGAAACACGTCTTTCTTGGCATCCTCGAATCCAGAATCCGAAACAGGTTATCGAGAAATTAAAGCAAGAACAAGACACAATGAATTTAGATGCGATAGGTGACAGCAATGAATGAAAAAGAATTTCTCAAGATGGTCGATGAATTATTTATTCTATCTGAAAAGGAACATCGAGAAGTATTAAAACTGTATCGGAAACATCGTGACAATATTAAGCAATTGATTGCTGAATTGTTCATGAAATACGGACAAGACGGCAAAGTCAACGTTTCCGACATTCCGAAAATTGAACGACAAATGCAAGAAGAAATCAGAAATATTGCTGTTTCTGAAGTAGCAATAGTAACATCCATCCTTGCGACTGTTTTTGCTCATGCGTATTATCGGACAGCGTACATGATTGAAAAAACTATTCATACAACGTTTTCGTTTTCGTTGTTGAGAAAAGAAGTTGTTGACGAAATCGTTAATTACAATTGGAGCGGCATTCCTTTTTCACAACGTATTTGGAACAATGCAAATGCGCTTGTAAATGCTTTGCGAACTGAACTGTATATAGGCATTCAGCAAGGCGAATCATTAGACAAAATCGCAAAACGTATTGATAAGCAATTCAATTCAAAAGCGTATCAATCACAACGCTTGATTCGCACAGAATCGGCTCGTGTGATTTCGTCAGCGCAAGAAAAGATTTATCGAGAAAGCGGTGTAGTGAAATATCTCATTTATACAGCTACGCTTGATAATCGTACATCGCAAATTTGCCGTTCTCGTGACGGTAAGAAATGGCGCATAGATGATCCAGAACGTCCTATGATTCCGGCTCATCCTAATTGCAGAAGTTGTTGGATTCCTGCAATCGAAGGATACGAACCAACAAAACGCAAGGACAACGAAACAAAAGAAGTCATCGAATATCAAAGTTATGATGAATGGGCTAAAAGTAAGGGAATTCAGTCACCTTAAATGGTGGCTTTTTTAATTTTCTTGACCTGCCATATGTCGTTAAACTGGGCAAAAATCAAAAAACATGCACTTCTAGGACTATACAGTGTTAGAAGGGCAAAGGAGGTCAAATACGTATGAATTTAGAAGATGTTAAAAAGTTTTTTGAAGAGAATAAAGACAATGAGGAAGTAAAGGCATATCTTCAGGGCTTACGTTCGGTAAGTGTTGAAGAGGTGCAAAAAATGCTTGTTGAAAATGAAGAATTGAAACGATGGTTTGACAGTGAAAAAGACCGTCACTTCTCGAAGTCATTAAGTACATGGCAGAAAAACAATCTTCAAAAGCTGATTGATGAAGAAATCAAAAAACGTTTCCCTGAAGCTGATCCAAAAGATGTGAAATTGAAAGAATTGGAAGCAAAAATTCAGCAAATGGAGCAAGAAAAATTGCGTGAATCCCTTAAAAATAAAGCACTCACGCTTGCAACTGAAAAGAAACTTCCGATTCAATTAATCGATTACTTCATCGGTCAAGATGAAGAATCCACTCTTCAAAACTTGGCTAAATTCGAAGAAGTTTGGACTTCTAATCTTCAATCACTTGTTGAAGAAAAACTCAAAACAAGCGGTGTAAATCCGAAAGATTCAAGTGCTACAACTCAATCATTAGAAAATTTATCGCCAACTCAGTTAATGAGTATGGCTTATTCTCAATCCTCTAAAAAATAAAAAATAAAAAGGAAAGGTGATTACATATGGCTATTACTCTTTTAGAATCTGCAAAATTATCTCAAGATACACTAAGAAAAGGTGTAATTGAAACATTTGTATTAAATGCTCCAGTTCTTCAAATGTTGCCGTTCATCGAAATTCAAGGTAACTCTTACAAATATAATGAAGAATTAACTCTTCCGGGTGTTGAATTCCGTGCGGTAAATGGTGCGTATGCGGAATCAACTGGTACCGTAAACCCGAAAACAGAATCGCTTGTCATTCTTGGTGGAGATGCTGATGTTGATAAATTTATTGCTCAAACTCGTAGCAATATCAACGATCAACGTGCTATTCAAACAGCAATGAAAACAAAAGCATTAGCATTTAAATTCCAAGATACCTTCTTTAATGGTGATACTGCTATTGACGCAAATTCTTTTGATGGATTGAAAAAACGCTTGACAGGAAATCAAGTAATTGAAGCAGATACAAATGGTTTGGATATTGATGCTGACCAAGCAAGTATGTATAGATTCCTTGAAGCGTTAGATGCTTTAATTTATCAAACTGCTGGAAAAGCAGACGCTTTATTTATGGACTCGAAAACACTATTGAAAATTAAATCTATTGCTCGTCAATTAGGCTACTTTGATAAAACTGTTGACGCATTTGGTAGAACCGTAATGGCTTATGATGGAGTACCAATGTTTGATGCCGGTGAAAATCCAGACGGTACAAAAGTTATCGGTCATAATGAAGTTCAAGGTACAGCAACTAATACAACTTCAATCTATGCAGTTAAATTTGGTGCAGATGAATTTGTTTCAGGTTTAACAAACGGTGGAGTTCAAGTATACGATTTAGGCGAACTTGAAACGAAACCGGCATATCGTACACGTATTGAATTCTACTGCGGTATTGCCGTATTTAACGGTAAAGCAGCAGCACGTTTAAAAGGTTTAATTGTTTAATACATATCTTTCATGTTGGGAGGGTGGTTTCCATCCTCCTCTTTATTTTACACATAGGGAGTGATTAGATGTACAAAATTAAAACACCGAACGAGAATTATAATGGCGTAACATATGGTATTAAATTCACTAATGGACTAGGTGAAACAGATAGTGAAGAGATTAAAAATATCCTTATTCACGATTTTGGATATGAGTTAGTATATTCTGATACACAAATCGAAGAACAAAAAGAACAACCAAAGCAAACTTCTAAAAAATCCCCTACGAAAAAGGGGTGATTAGATGGCTTCATTAGATAATGTAAAAACATTGTTAGGTATTTCTGATACTTCTCGTGATTCCTTGCTCAACATCTACCTTTCTCGTGCAACATCGTTCGTGAAAAATTATTGCAATATCGATGAAATTCCTATTGAACTCGATGAAGTTATTGAAGATATCGCTGTTTATCGTTACCGAATGAATGGTGTAGAAAATGTGAAAGCAGAATCGAAAGGTTCGCTTTCGGAAACGTATCGTGATTCGTTGCCCGATGATATCATCGCTCAATTAAATCGATATCGAAGGGTGAAAGTCGTATGAGACTAACGAAAACAGTGTATCTTCTAGGCGAAGGAGAAGAAGTATTAGTCGGCTGGAATGACTTCGGAGAACCAATTTATGAAACGATTTCTACAAAAATCCCAATCCAATGCGAAATTGAACCTTATTCATCAAAATTAGCTGAAAATCGATACGGAATCATTGTTGATGTGCAATATCGACTGTTTACAAAGCCGGATGAACGCTTAAAACTCGGTGAAAAGATTGAGTATAAGGATAAAAATTACACGATTACAGGCGTAATGGATTTTGATCGACACTATGAAGTGTTAATTAAAAAGGATGATGCTTAATGAGCCGTTTTCAAGAAGAAATTCAGAAAATGAAGGAAAGACGTGAGAAAACAATTAAACAAATCGCTGTTTTCGTGGAAGCTGAAGCGAAATTGCGTGCGCCAGTCGATACTGGGCATTTGAGACGTTCCATTACTCATGAAACGCAATCAGATGAAAATGTATCCAAAGCATACATCGGAACAAATGTTGAATACGCTCCGTATGTCGAATTTGGCGTGGCAAGTAAGAATATCAAACCACAGCCATATCTTCGCCCAGCAATCGAGGAAAATAAAGATAAAATCAAAGACATTATCGAGAAGGGAATGAATGTTCAATGACGATTTCGCAAATCATTCATTCCCTTTTAACTTCTGATAGTGAATTGGTGAACTTAGTCGGCTATACACCAAAAAACAAGCGTATTTCGGCAATGATTCCGAACGATCGTGAAGATTATCCTTACATTGTATTTGAAACTTTTTCATATGAAGCTGGAGAAGTCGATACATACAGATGCGATATTCGCATTGTCTCAAAAAATGTAGTTGAGATGGAGAAAATCGCTAAAAGAGTGATTGATTTATTGCATTTTCGAGCAAAAGATAAGCCGTTTAGCGTGAATAATACTGCCATCTACCATGCCAAACATATTGGCGGTGGCGTTTTGTATGTTGATGATTTAAACGTATATGAGCAATTACTTATTTTTCATGTAAAAGTAAAGGAGATGATTTAATATGGCGACTGTACAAGAAAATACGATTTTACTTGGTTCGGGTGATCTTTATCTTGGTCAAGTTGATCCAAACGCTACAGAAACAGAAATTCAAGCTGCACTTGTAAATGTGGGTGCGATCAGTGGTGGTGCAACATTAACATATAAACCTACGTTTCATGACGTGAAAAGTGCCAATAGAGGAACAATCATGAGTTTTCTAACTGAGGAAGAAGTAACTTTCAAGTCGGGCTTGCTTACATGGAATCTTGAAAATTTATCGAAATTAAGTGCCGCAAGTTATTCTGAAGATACGACAGCTGGCACAAGACGAATTGGTATCGGTGGACTTAAAAATGTACCTGTTAACTACCTTCGTTTTGTACATACGAAACCAGATGGTAAAACATTGACAGTTAATATTTTCCGAGCGCAAGCACAATCGGGATTTGAAATTGCTTTTGATCCAGAAAAAGAAGTCGTACTTGATGCTGAGTTTAAGTCGTTGGCAGTTACAGGAAGAAATGATGGCAACCTTGTTGAAATTATCGAGGAAATTTAATTCTTTCTATAAGGAAGGGAGTATTATATTCCCTTCCTTTTTTATGTCTGACGAAAAAATAGGAGGTTGAAAATATATGAACATTATTGATTTAGATTTACTCGTTTCTGAACCGATTCAATTCAAAATTGGTGGTGAAGTTTTCGAAACACCTTCGTCGCCATCTACCCAACTTGTTTTACAAATGGTTGCTATTGAAAACAAAGTGAAAAAAGCAAAAAATGCAGAAGAACAAATTCACCTTCTTGCAGAAATGGTATCTTTGCTCCTTTCTCAAGGCGAACGGAAAGTTACAATTGATGAAGTACTTGAAAAATTTTCACCTGTACAGATGAAAAAAGTAGTTGAAGTATATCAACAAAAAATGACGGAGATTAACACTAACCCAAACTGATGATGCCGTCGCTTCCGGGGGAAGAGAGAAAAGGAAGCGATGGAATTGAGTTCATGGAGAAAATAGCATATCTCAATATGAAAACTCGAATGTCGCATGCGGAAATTATGAACCTTCCGTATGCGATTTTTTTGTCTTATCTGAAACACTATCAAATGTTTGATCTCATGAGTACTCCAGAGGGTCGAGAATATCTCGAAAAAGTTGAACGTCTTAAACAGACTTCACCTGACTTTGCAAAATTACGCAAGATATCAGGTTACAAAAAGGCAGGTGAGAAATAATGGCAACAGTCGATCTAGGAACCTATAAAGCTGAAATTCTGCTTGATGATTCGAAATTTACATCGAAAATGAGTGCTGCGGAAAGAGATATACGAAATTTTGAGTCAGGAGCAGGAAGATGGGGAAGCCGATTGGGCGCACTTGCAACTGGTGCAATTGCAGGACTTGGTGCGTCTATTGCGGCAGTTGGAACGATGGCAGTCAAAACGGGCGTTGACTTCAATGCAATGAAGGAACAATCCGAAATAGCATGGACAACCCTTTTAGGTAGTGCAGATGAAGCAAAGAAAACGATAAACGATCTCGTCCAATTGGGAGCAAAAACACCGTTTGAGTTTGAGGGACTTGACAAGTCAGCAAAACTTCTCAATATGGCTGGATTTGAGGGAGAAAAGTTAAAGGAAACATTAATTGCTGTTGGTGATGCGGTATCAGCAGTCGGTGGAGGACAGGAAGAACTAGAAGGCGTTTCAATGGCACTTTTTCAAATGTCAGCTAAAGGGAAAGCGTCAGCAGAGGAAATGAATCAGTTAGCAGAAAGAGGAATTCCAGCGTGGGAAATTCTTTCGGAAACAATGGGTAAGCCGATTCCAGAACTAATGAAAATGTCTGAACAAGGAAAACTCATGGCTAACCAAGTCATTCCTGCACTTGTCAAAGGAATGGGTGAACGTTTTGGCGGTGCAATGGAAAAGCAAAGTCAAACGTTCAACGGTTTGATGAGTACATTGAAAGACAACCTCAAATCCTTCACAGCAATGATAACAAGCGATTTATTTGAAAAAATAAAATCCTTCCTTCCAACTATCATCGACTTCGTGAATCGCATTTCAGACGCATTTAAGAATGCAGGCTGGAAAGGTGTCATTCAAGAAATCCTTCCTCCACAAGTTGCCTCATCTATCACACAAAATATCGGAATACTGAAACAAATCATTTCCGATTTTGTTGCGTTTGGAAAAGATATTTGGAAAAAATACGGAGATGAAATTTCTGCTACAGCAAAAGCGTCATGGCAAACAATATCCCAAACAATCAAAGGGTTGCTTGAAATTATACGTGGCGTGATAAAAACGGTACTTTCCCTCATTTCAGGTGACTGGAAAGGTGCATGGGAAGGGATAAAAAGTATTGCAAAAGGTGTTTGGGATACAATAGGTGGATTCATTAAAAACGCCACAAACGGAATTCAAAATATCATCAAAGCATCGCTTGAGATTGTAAAGAACATCTTTTCAACCGTTTGGAATGGGATTAAAACGTTAGTTAGTACAATATGGAACAGTATAAAAAGTACAATTTCTACAACTCTTAATGGCATAAGCTCAAATATCCAAAGCATTTGGAACAATATTAAAAATGCTATTTCCAACACTCTTAATTCGATAAAAACTACAGTGAGCAATATTTGGAATGGAATTAAATCATCAATTTCTTCTACAATACATAGTATTTCCAGCATTGTTTCCTCAGTCTTTAACTCAGTAAAATCAAATGTATCAAGTATTTTCAATAGCATCAAATCAACTGCTTTATCCGTTTGGAATGGAATCAAATCGTCTATTTCAACAGCGGTAAACACAGCAAAATCAGCGGTAAGTAGCGCATTTTCCTCTATGAAAAGCGCTGTTTCTTCCATCATGAGCGGTATCAAATCGATAATAACAAGCATGTGGAATAGCGCTGTGAGTTTCTTAAAAGGGATTAATTTGTTTTCTATCGGGAAAGACATCATACAAGGTCTTATTAACGGAATCAGTTCAATGGTTGGATCAATTAAGAAAAGGGTCGAAGAAATTGCAAGAAATATTCCAGCATGGGCGAAGAAAATTCTCGGCATTCGCTCTCCATCAAGAGTAATGATGGAAGTCGGACAATGGACAACCATCGGTTTTGCAAAAGGTATTGAATCGAAAAAGAAAGACGTTGAAAAATCGTCGAAAAAGACAGCAGAAGCAGCAAAAAAGGCTTTCGAAGAACAGTTTAAATCGGCTCAGTACAACTTTAAAATCGGAAAAATTGATGAAAGTCAGTATATCTCCAAATTGCGAACGATTCTAAAAGAGTACGCCAAGACATCTGATCAGATTCGTAAGGTCAATTTAGAAATTAAGAAAATTCAAGATGAACAGGCAAAGAAAACAGCGGAAATAGTCAAGAAAACCTTTGAACAAGGAAAACAAGCCATTGAATATCAAAAGCAAATCCGAAATGTTTCTCTTGAGCAAGAATTGCAGTGGTGGAACAATCTCGCCAAACTGTTCAAAAAAGGTACCAAAGAGCGCATGGAAGCCGAAAAAGAATATGCTCGTGTGAAAGACGAAATCACAAAGCGCAATTTCGAGAACGAGAAACGCTGGTTCGAAGAAAAGAAATACTACAATCAGCTTTCGTTAATGCAAGAACTAGAGTCGCTTAATACGGTTGCAAAACGATACAAACAAGGAACAGAAGAACGAATTTATTGGGAGAAAGAAATATATAGAGTCAAGAAAGAAATCAGTGACCGAATTGCACAGATCAATGATGAATATGTTTCTAAAATCGAAGAAGCAAACAAGCGACTAGCCGACAGCGAAAAACAATTAACGGAAGAATACCAACGTGCTGTTGACGAACGGGCTAAGTCGCTTTATTCGTTTGCTGGTTTGTTCGATGAGATCAAAATCGACTCGAACGTGACCGGCGAGCAATTGCTTAAAAATCTTGAAGATCAAGTGAAAGCTTTTGAAGAATGGCAAAGAAACATCCAAATATTAGTCAGCCGTGGGCTTGATAAAGGATTAATCGAAGAACTACAAGATTTGGGACCTAAAGCATATGCTGAAATTCAAGCATTAACTACATTATCCGATTCACAATTGCAAGAATACGCAAAACTTTGGAAAGAAAAACACGAATTAGCTAAAGATGAAGCAACAAAAGAATTAGAAGGACTAAAAACCGAAACACAAAACAAAATTCAGGAATTGCGAAAAGAAACAGCAAAAGAACTAGAGCAATATAAGGCTGAATGGATCAAGAAAATCCAAGAAATCAAAACCGGCACACAAACGGGTCTCAAAGACTGGAAAACGTCAATGAAAACAATTGGTATGGATGCCATTCAAGGTTTGATTGACGGCATGAAGTCTATGACGGGATCACTTCAAACACAAGCAAAAGAAATCGCCAATGTTGTTTCAAAAACGATAAAAGACGCACTCAAAATCAAGTCTCCTTCCCGTGTCATGATGGAAGTGGGTAATTTTATTAGCGAAGGTTTGGCAATCGGAATGAACTCACAATCTAATTTAGTTGAAAAGGCATCAAATAACTTAGCTAATAAAGTTCTTGCTATTCCTAATACATTAAGTTTTTCACTTTCAACCAAAAGGGGCTCTTTAGGGTTATTGATGGGTAGAAATTCTCAAACAAATTCTACGGTACATAATGAAATTAATCTATCCCCAACATTCCAATTTTCCGTAAACGGTACTCTTGATAAATCACAAGCTGAAAAAATTGCAGATATAACCATTGAAAGAATGATACATAAATTAAAACCTTATGGCTTCGTATAATTTGATAAACCTCTCCATTCAGGAGAGGTCTTTTTTTATTTTTGGAGGTGTTAAAATGACTGAAGTTTGGAAGTTAGATAATGAATATTATTGCCTTTATACAGAGAATCGAGATATTATGAGACGAATTAAACGTTATTACAAAGACTTTGAAATCATGGCTGAATACTTTAAATTCGATAAACTCATCGGTATTCAATACAAAGTACCAATCAAACGTAAACGATCTGCATTTCGTTTAGCAAAGGTTGCACAGTTTTAGAATTTTTGTTGCATGTTTTAAGGAAAATTAGCCGATTTGTAAGTGAGGAATAGGATTATATAGGGATTGTATTTATATGTCTAAAAACTCATTATAAATCGGCTAATTTTTTACGAAAACGTGCAAAATACACACCTTTTAATTCCCCTCTTCTGTAACTCCCCCTTTATATCGTTTGTTTCCATCAAGTATTATTTCTTTATTTTCATTTTTCAAAAAAACTAATTTCCTTTTTGTTACAATTGTTGTATTATTTTATTGTAAAATGTTACTTTTGTAGGGGGGGTAATTTGAATGATTAGTAGGATTAAACCAATCATTTACGTTTTTGTGCTGGCATTAGGTTTTAGTTTCTTATCTCCATTAGTTAATAAGGCAGAAGCGAAAGTTTACTGGGATGGTGTCGAGTTAAAGCCGGGGCAAATTGGTAGGCTAACAGTTTTAAAGAAAACAAGTTTATTAAAGTTTAAAAACGATGGCAGTCCCGTTGTTGTTCGTACGTTAAATCCTGGACAAGTTTATCGTATTTACGAGTTTAAACCCGGCTATTTAGGTTTAGGAGGCGGTTATTATGTAAAAAGGGATTCAAGTGTAAAGTATGAAACGCCTTCAAAAACAAAATTGGAGCAAGTAAGAAAGGAAAACGGTCTTCCGTCTCCACAAAAACCGCCTATAAATCAAAATTCTGGTAATATTCCATATGGCATTAAAACGAACATAGGGAAAAATGTCTACTTGGAATTACAAGCATTGGAGAAAAGATACGAAAAGGGAATTACAAGAGAGGAATTTTCAGCAAAATTAGATAGTATTTACTTTAAGTTAAAGGAATTAAAAGTTGCTGAACCAGAAAAAAGCTTATTAAATGTAAAGTTTATGGATGTTAATAATAAACCTAACATTACTTTCAATCATATGCTTGTTAAATTTGCAAATGGGGAAAGATTTATTTTTGCTCAAGATAATGTTATGGTTGGCTTTAATCAAATTTTTGGTGATAAAATTTATTTAAAGACCCAATATTTACAAACCCTATACGCTATAGCTATGAATAGATACTCTGTTTCTTACAGTAAATTACCTTCTGGAATAAGTGGGTACATTCAGCCAGATATTCCTATGTTTAGTACTGAGAAAGTATATATAGATTATAACGACATAAACTCTGATTATTATTACGTTCATAAGCTATTTAATCCCCTATACGGTAAAGAGTTAATAATTAATACTAAGGGAACAAGATTTGAACATGAAAGTTACGTTATGACTTGGAATCCGTATTCTATAGAAGATGTTTTTCAGATTTTAGGATTAGAAGCTCAATACACTTACGATAAAAAACAAAAAATACTGGAATTTTATTTCCCTAAATTAAATCCACAGACAACATATAAATACTAGTGAAAGTGATATCAATAACAAAATTTTGAATAAGCTACCAAAAGAGAGAGGTAGCTTAATTTTTTGTACTAGTGGCTTTTTAATTCACTGGATTTTCTTTAATTAGCACTCCATTGATAACAATCAATTAATATTCTTCCTCATCTTCTTCAACTTCAATTAACTCCGCAAGATCATCCACTTGACATCCTAAAATTTTTGCCAAAATAAAAGCTTTCTCTAAAGTTGGGAAACTTACTCCTTTTTTCCAATTCCACAGTTGCTTTTGCTTCACATCTACATGCTTCCGTATGTAATCATTCCTTAATCCACTTTTTTCAATCAATTCTCCAATGTTACTTTTGAGTTTATATTTTTTCATCACACATCACCATTTAAAATAATTCCACTCGTCTCATTCTTTTCCTTCATGCAAAAATAATACAAGTTTATAATAAGTAAAAAAAATTCCATTGGACATGCAATTTAATTACTACCCCCTCATAAGTTTGAAACTAGATAAAAACACTTCAAGGAAAACAAGGCGGTGTTTTTATCCAGTTTGAAACTATAGGAGGGATTGTTTTGATTCTCGGAATTGATGCTGGAAACGAAAAAACGAAGGTGGTGACTGAAAAAGGAGTATTTCTTTTTGAATCTTCAATGGGAGAATATCGTGAACGCAAATTAATTCAACGTTTTGGAGAAGATGACATGATTTTCGAGTACGAGGGAAGGAAATGGTTTGCCGGAACAATAGCACAGTATGAATGTGAATTTGGAGGAACAAGAAAAGGGGATTCAAAGGCTCATGAAGAAGCGAAACTGCGTATTCTCCTTGCCATTCATCGTTATAGTAATGAAACAGTTAATGATATTGTTGTTGGTCAACCGATTTCAACTCATTCCGAATCAGAAAAAATCAAAATTAAAGATATGTTGAAAGGTACTCATTTTCTTAAAGTTGATTATGGAAATGGGTTTCTTGAAAAGAAAATTGTCATTCGCAATGTTGAAGTGGCAGCAGAGGGAAGTTCAGCCATTCTTTCGCATCCTCAAAAAAATCTCGTTCGAATTATTGACATAGGTAGTGGAACAGTAAACTTCGCAACTATCCTCAACATGCGCTATATTGACCGAGATTCCTTTACCGAGCGTTTCGGGCTTGCAACAGTACGGACAAATGATTTAGAGGCAATTGCAAGAAGAATTGCGAATGTAGCTTTAGCGAAATGGAATGAACATGATTACGTATTGCTTTGTGGTGGCGGAGCTAAACCTTTGTATCCGTATTTGAAGCAGTATTTCTCCAATAGCAATCTTCTTCTTCCTATTCACAACAATCAATATCATGAACCGACTTTTGCAAATGCTATTGGATTTTATCGCATCGGGGAAATGTTGTATGGCTGAAAAAATTATGAAAACTAAAGGAGTCGCCTTTAACTTAGCCGATCCATATCAAAAGAAAATGTTTGAATATGCTTCCAGTTTTCCTAACTTTTCTGCTTATGTGAAGCGATTGATTCAAAGAGATATGGAAGGTGGTCAATCAATCATTTCAAGTATGCCTGTTCAAAACGAAATAACGATAAACGAGGACATTGCAAGGGGATTTATCTAACTATAGTAGCAACTAAAGTACTTTCTGCTTTTTAGTTTTAGTAGAAACATTAGCTACAACTAAAGTATACCTTACTAAAGTTTTTGTGTCCCAATCGTAGAGTTTATGCGGTTTTATCAAATCATTAAGAGAGAGTAAGGTGAAGTTGATGATTTTCAAAACAAAAACGGAGACGTATTCCGTTCGTGAGTTCTTGGCAGGGCATCACAAAACGAAACCGTCTCCTAAAAAATATAATATGCCGTTTTTCAGTTTTATGGGAGTGGATATTTCAGCAAAAACGTTTATGCCGAACGGTTCTCCAGCCGATGTTGCACTTTTGTTAGTTGGTGGAGTTGGAATTGCATTGATTGGTGTAACCATGCTTGAACGTCATTTTGTCAGAAATGGAGATACATTGATTGCTGAATTAATCAACACTACAACCAATTTACTTTTGCCACTTGGCACATTTATTTATTTCACTTACAAATTATTTACGACATTTTGAGGTGAAACAATGTTAAAGGAATGGTTTAAAAAGCAGCAAATGAAATCGATGCTTCGGAAATGTTTCAGGAGTGCTGAAATTTATCAAATATACAAGAGTGGCGATAAGATGATTTACATCTATCCGAAAATCCATTCGGTTCAGTTTAAGGAAAATAAAACAGTATTTACTTTCACATTGCGAAATGGCATGAATCCAAGTGAAATTACAAAAAAGGAATATGTCTTTCAACAAATATTCGGCAAACAGATTGAAATTGACGGTGATATTAAGAAATTTACCTTGACGATTTATCACCATGCGTTTGATGATAAAGTTCCATATGATTACAATGCTTTTTATTCAGTGATTAAAGGAATGAAATTACCGATTATCTGCGGCAAAAACAGAAATGACCAATGGAGAACATTTGATTTAATCAAGCACCCTCACATACTCATTGCAGGAGAAACCGGCTCTGGAAAATCAACTCAATTACGTTCCATTCTCACAACGCTTATTCAATTCAAAAAGCCCCATGAGCTTGAACTGTATCTTGCTGATTGCAAAAAGAGCGAATTTCACATCTTTAGACAAGTAGAGCATGTGAAGTGTGTTTTGAGCAGTCCAGCTGATATTAAAAAGATGTTGCTACACATTAAACAAGAATTAGACGAGCGAAGCAATCTCACTGACAAATTCGGGGTAGCGCATATTGATGACTTGCCAGACAGTCATAAGAAACCGTACATCATCGTTTGCATTGATGAGTTTGTCATGTTACGAAATGACTCAAAAATCATGGATATTCTTATTGAAATCGTTGCTATCGGGCGTACTCTTGGCGTATTCGCTATTCTCTCGATGCAACGTCCTACGGCTGATGTTCTTGATACAACGATAAGAGCAAATTTAACTGTCAGAATGGGCTTCAAAGTCGCTGACGCAACAAACGCAAGAGTGATAAATACAATCGGGGCAGATAAGCTAGACACAGCAGGGCGATTCATTCTCCGCATCTCCAAACAGGAAGAACTACAAGCCCCATACCTTGATATAGACAAAGCGAAAAAGATACTTGAGCCATATATGATCGCAAAGGAAGCAAAAGAAGTGAAAACTAAAACGAAACAGACATCGAACACGCCAACATTTTTAGAGCCGATTCAGGAAAAAATTGAGTGGTTTGGGGTTGATGAAGATGAGAGAGCGTGACAAAGAGATTATTGAAGCGTTAGAGCGTTTTAAATGTTTGAGTCGTGACCAAGTAGCTTCAATGTTTTTCAATCACACAAAAAAGCCACACACAAACGCAAATTTTGTCCTCAAACGTCTTCGCCGAGATGGATATATTACAGCAAGAACAGACAAAGCATTTCAGCAATACGTTTATTTCCCCAATCCACCAAGCATAAAGGAAAATTCGCAGAAAGTAGGTCACTATTTGCTTATCGCTCAAGTATTCATTGATATGTCTAAATACGATACAGTGAAACAGTACGATATAGAACCGTTCGTTGCTGACTTCATTCCAGATGCTTTTGCTCGGTGGAAGGGAAGCAGGTGGTTTATTGAAGTGCAGAACTCGTTATATACGTCAAAACAACTCGAACAGAAATTGAAAAAATATCTCGCATGGTATGAGTCGGGAGAATGGAAATATACGCAATTCGTCAACGATATGAAGCCGATATTTCCGCATGTGTTGATTGTAGGGAAGGTAAATAAAAAGGTGAATGTAGAGGAATATCCGTTTAGGATTGCACAAGTGGAGAGTATTGATGAGTTTATGAAGCAGATTGGGCAACAGCAAAATCAAACTGATCAAATCAAAGTGAATGGGCTAAAATTACGCTCATAAGGGGCGGTAAGTTACCGTTCCCTTTTTTGGCGTTAATAAGCAAGACCACTCATTTCGAGTGGTCTTTTTCATCTTCAACATATTCAAGAATATCCTCGACTCTACAATTTAAAACCTTACAAATCTTGTCTAAAGTTTCAACATTAATTTCTTTCACCTTTTTATCTTCGATCAGTTCCTCATTATTTACCCACTGGCTAATTGTATTGGGTCTAATTCCAGTATTTTTAGACAACCAATACATAGTTTTATTTTGTTCTTCGAGTAATTGTTTAAGTTTAATCTTAATCATCTTTAACCACCTCATATTATTTTTTATTATAACATTATTATTAACTGTTGACGATAATAACTATAAGTGTTAATATTAACTTAAATAGTTAATAACTTTTGGCGTTAATAAAAATAAAAGGTGGTGAAACAATGATCATCAAAGCAAGTGAATGGTTGAAAATGTCACATCAGCAAAAAATGTACCTACTTGCAGGAATTTTTTTCGTGCAACAGCAGAAAAAGAAAGGAATTTGACAAAAAAAGTCGTACAAGTAATAAAAATATGAGAAAAAGGGGAGAGGGAAGAACATGCGTGACTTTTTTGTAGCTGGGGAAATTAAGTTAAATGTTTCAAAAGTGATTAGAGCGAAAACGGCTGAGGAAGCGATGAGAAAGATTCATGAAATGATATCTAATCTCAATGCGGATATTCGAGAAGTGGAGCTTGCACGAATTGATGACAATACAGTAAAAGTTAATGTTGATGATTACAATATAGAGTGGAATCATGTGAATGAAGCAGTTGAAGAATGAAACTGCACTCGAATGAGTGCGGTTTTTATTGTACAATTAAAGAAAGGAATGTGAAAAAACTGGGGGTGAAAATATGAAAGTAGCAATATACACAAGAGTTAGTACAGATCATGAAGATCAATTATCTTCATTAAAACACCAAGAGGAATATTACATAGAGTATTGTCACAAAAAGGGGTACGAAATCTATAAAATATACGCTGATGAAGGGCTTTCCGGCACAAGTGCGAAACGTGAAAAGTTTCTTGAAATGCTTCATGATGCAGGAGTAGACGCAATTATCAAGAAAAATGGACGGATTGAATTTGAACTTTCGGATAGAAAGCCCAAATTTGAAATGATCATCACGAAAGACGTTTCTCGATTCGCAAGAAATATTAACGCTATTGAAATTGTTCGGGCATTGAAGCGAAAAGGAGTATATATCTTTTTTGAAAACGCTGATTTGTCCACTAAAATGAATGACTGGGAATTTCGACTTGGACTTTTCCTTTTGTTCTCGCAACAAGAATCCATTGATCGCTCAAAAAAGGTACGCTTTGGGAAGCTTCAACGGGCGAAAAAAGGGCATTATAAAATGTCAGTCGTCCTTTTTGGGTATGAGTATGACAAACAAAATGACAAATATGTTGTTAATGAAGAGGAAGCAGCAATTGTTCGTGAAATTTTCGACATGTATACAAACCAAAATAAAGGGACAAAGATTATCGCAAAAGAACTCAACCAAAGAGGAATCAAAACTCGCCGAGGTAAAAAATGGGATGGTGAGGCAGTAAAAAGACTACTCACAAATGAAAAATACATCGGAAAAGTTATCGTTCACCGATATACAAAGCCAGATGTAATGTCATCTGCAAGATACATTGAACGTGATCCATCGGAATGGGTTATTCTTGAAAATGCTATTCCTGCAATTATCGATGAAGAAACATGGAAAAAAGCACAAGAAATCATGGAAAGCAGGGTTCAATTTTCAAAAACAGGGCGGAAAGTCGGCGCAAAAACGGGAGAAAGTGATTTTTATAAAAAATTAATATGTGCCAAATGTGGGGCATATTTCACCAGAGTCTCTACAACCAAAATGAGAAAAAAATTAAATGCAGTCATCAAGGAATATAATTATTTTTGCCGAAATCGCAGGATATATGGGACATGTGACATGAAAGGCATTAGTCATAATACACTTGAACGTGAAATTATGAATTTTGTTCAATCGAAAATCTTACACGAAATGATTAAAAAGAAAGATTATGAAAAGCAAATGTACGAAATGCTCATGAATATTCAAAAAAGAAAAATGGAAAGTGTTGAAAAGGAGCGTGAAAAGATACAAAATGAAATTAACGAGATCGGAGCGCAAATAGACAAGCTGTATGATACATTTCTAACAAACGAAAATAGTCAGCTTCTTCTTGAAGCGACACAAAGGAAAATCGAGCAATTAGAACGAAAACGCAAAAAGCTGGAACGTGAAAAAATGAAATATGATATGTCATACATTGAAGAAGAGAATCAGCAAATACAGCGCAGCTATCAAAAAATTCAAGAGTATGCAGAAAAAGAAAGATATACGTTCGAAGAAATACTAGCGATGATTCAAAAAATCGTTGTATACGAGGAAACAGAAGAGGGAAGGGAACTTGAGTTTTACTTTAATTTGCCAACAATGCTCGCTTATATTTTTGAAGATGAAATTGAAGACGTGGAAACGGAGATTATACCGCATAGTTGGAAAATTCAAATTAAATAA